TAAATGTCCGTTCGATATTAGATGTCTAAGTAAAGGTAATAAGGTGGGATCTTTTTTAAAAGCGTTTGTCTCTGTATCTGTGTCGTCAAAAGTAAAGTACTTATGCTTTTTATTTTCTATAGCCCATGTAGTAGAAAAATTAGGATTACACATGCGACACTTAAAATTACATACATTGTTTAATCTAATATGAACCTTTTCAATTGTTTTTTCGCTGGAAGTAGCTTTGTTAACTCTATGCGTATGTAGGTTGTTTCGCTCGGCTTCCCAACAATATTCACAAGAAGGATGCTTTCTATTTTCTAAAAACGACTGCTTAAGTTCTTTAAGTGGTTCGCCTTGTAGATATTCTTTTACAGAGTTGCCCATAGGAAAGCGATTAGAAGGCATAACACAGCATGGCGTAACTTGCCCATCTTCTTCGATGTGCAGTTCCGACCAAGGACGTGAACAATAATTATTAAATGCTTGCGGCGCGCTTAAGGATTTGTTTGATTTCATTATCTGTTATTACTTTGAAATTTCCAGACTCTATACCTTTTACTATTTTTTCGTACTCTTCACGGGCTTCGGCCTGATTCTCTAACATAGGATTCAAAAAGGCACAGCGAAGACGACGATACATATTTTTAAATACAGGTCCGTGAGGTTTGCATCTATAGTTATTTAACTTATATGAATAGTATTGTAACGCATGAGCAACCTCATGTAAAATAACCATTTCTAATTTTGCTGTTTTCCTACGAGTATAAATTTCGCCTATGTCGGGGTCCTTAGCAAACGATGCATATTCATAGATTTTGTACAGTTCACCTTTTTGATCACGACAAGCAGGAGACATTGCTATTGATATACCAGGACCGTCAGCATACATACCTCCACGAGAACGAGAACGTCGAGCACTCCAGTCAAGAGTAATACTTTTTAGCTCAAACTTAGGGTACATTTCTCGTTGTGCCCAAGCCTCAACCTCACGTGTGTATTTATACCCAAAACTATGCCACTCAGTTTTATTCATTGTGTTCACTCCAATTATCAATTTTATAATGTCTTTTATGTGTTTGCATCATCTTATCTGAATGAGCCTCTAAGAGATGGGCAAATCCATGTAGAGTTGTGTGAATATCATCATGACTACTAGAAGTCACTTCACCATCGTAAACCATGTCAGCATAATTCCTTAGTATTTCTACAAAGTTACCAATCTGTAAAATTTCTTGTTCTATATCAAACCTACTTATTGGCTTCACTTGCTATATCCTCCAAATATACAATATCTTCTTCTGCTTCCCACTCAAATGTTGCGCTACCAAAATCAAACATTTCAGCAGCCGCTATGCACGCTTCATCTTCATCTTCTGCTTCTACTTGTAATACTTGTGATACTGTTACTATGAATTTCATCGTCTTTTTCCTGTTGCTGAGTCGGATGCTTCTTTTGAAGAAAGCACGACAAGATTGCCTTTGTTATAAGCTTGACCAACATGAACACCTGAACCACTGTATGAGTTCTTACCCTTGACGAAACCATTACCAACCCTATCTGATGTAGGAGCCGAGGTACAATCAGACTTATAGCTTGGGGGAGGTGCTGACAATTTGGTAGCTGTTTTAAGTTGTGAGGGGTGAAGACCACGTTTACGTAGCCAAGCGTCATGATATGCTATTTTCTGTGCTTTTGTATATTTTTTCATGTATACATAGTACTAAACATTAGAGTAAGAGGCAAGATCTAGTTAAATGCGTAGATTACGATAGTTAGTAAGCGCATCAGTATATTTTCCATCGATATCAGGAGTAAAAAGTGCTATTGCTATATTACGGGCGTCTGTAACATCTTCAAGGCTAGTTCCACAAAAAATAGCCAGTCTTTGACCAGTAGGCGGGTTATCTGCATAAAAATCTGGATTATCAATTTGATAGTATATCAAGTGGTCAAATACTTCCGCACAAAGGTTAGTGTTTATACTAAATGATTGTCCATATTGAGCAAAAAGTGCTGACATGTAAAAATTAGTAGTGCGTTGTCCGTCATAAGTCCACTTACCTACATTGTAAAGCACGTGAATAGCTTCCATTAACTCTTCGTCCCCAAACCTATCAATGTCTCCCATGCGCAGATGACATTCAATTATAGTATCATTTATGACTTCTACGTTTAAGCAGCCTGTGTAGTCTGAAAAATTATTCTCTACCCAGTTATACAGTGTTTTAAAAGTTTGTTCAGAAGACTCAACTAATTCCCAATAGTCAAACATACCGTGTTGAAGCTTCTCTCCTCGCAAACAATAATGATCAACCACAATACCGTTGCAAACAATCAAATCAAAAGAATAGTGTTCACCTATTTGGTAAGGAGACCAAAATAGGCCAGGAAAGTTTACAGTATCATACTGTTCTTTGTTATGTACAACAAAAGAACCAACTCCCCCACCATAAAGATTAATAATAGGTTTCATTACTATAGGATATTGGGTAGGCTCAGTACCGATTGGGCCATGAGGTATGTCCTGAGTTTCACAGATATACATTTTATTATAAAACTTTTTATAGTTATTAAAATCAGGATATGTATAAGCAAAATCATCCGTAGTTGGTATATCAATACCCCAATCAGAGACTTTTCTATAATGATTATACATTAAATTAATCGGATTGTGGTTTTTCCAAGGCATCGTACATCTTTTCTCTTATATCTATAACTTTTTCTTGTTCTATGATTTCTATACATAGATTCGTAATTTGAATATCTTTGCGTAAAAACATCATCTTTTCTTGAAGTTTTTCAAGTTCTCCTTGATAGAAAGCTAGTTCTCGTTCTTTACGAAGTCTTGTATCAAGTATGTCCGTCAAAAGAATTATTTTAGGAGGCTTGTTCAAAACTGAACCGCCGGAGACCAAAAGGTTGTGCGTCCATCATCAAGCTTGATTCTTTCAACAGGATGACCGTATATATCTTTTTGCTGATTATAAACCATTACGTGTCCTCCTCTTGCTTCTACTATTTCGGAAGGATTTGATGCGAAACGAGTATACTTCCCATGATTATTATATAAATCAGAATAATTACGAATAGTTGCCCCACCGGACTCATACGATGCTGATAGTACTTTACAAATTGCATAATAAAGTTTTTCAAGTTCTTCTTCATCCAAACTACCCATTGTTCTATGAGGCGCAATACCGGCTAAAAATAGGGATTCTGACTTGTAAATGTTTCCTACACCAGAAATCTTTTTCTGATCCATTAACCACTTTACCACCGACCAACTGGGATTACCTCGTGCGCGGGTATTAAATTCGCTAAGAGTACAAGGATTATTAAGCATATCAGGTCCAATTGATCTAAGTTTTGCTTGAAGATCACTTTCTTTATCCACAAACTTAATAGTCCCAAAATTACGCTGATCGTTGTAGTAGACAGCAGTGTCATCATCAAAGTAAAAAGCCATCCTTGTGTGTTTGGATGGCTGGAGTTTAAAATTACCAGTCATACCAAGAGTAGTATAAATATAATATATTGGAAGCAAATCACCAAGCTCCCAATATATAAATTTACCCTTGTTGTGGACGGCTTTGACAGGAAATGGTCCATCATCTTCTAAGTCACAATAGAAGCTGCCAAACCCTGTAGGTAGATTTTTGGTATATCTACCAGAGATAAAATTGATATTAATTAAATTTTTACCTCGTACAGCTCGATCAAGTTGTCTAGCTGTACGAGTGCATTCTGGACCTTCAGGCATTAACGCATCTTAAGGTTAGCTTGGCGCGGGAATCCCCAGACATCTATTGCTGGAACGCGAATCATACGCTCTTTAGTATTCTTTTTATCGGGATTTGGGACAGTGAGCACAACGTTTTTACCTTTACGCCATGCAATAGCTTGATTATTACGGCGCATATCAGACTGAATATACTCACGACGAAGAGCGTTTAACACAGAACGTGTTACATTTGGACGCTCACCTTTAGAGGTGTAATTTTTACCAGAACTTTTCTTACCTGCCATTTGAATCTCCTGTTTTTGAAATATAAGTTAATATACAAAATTTAAGGGCACTAAGCAATCATAAAGTAACTGTTGCTTCGGGTAATTGAGAGAACTTCTCCTTTTGCTCAAGAGTAAGTCTTTCAAAGTTATCTCTTTTTTTCGTTGTCTGAAAATGAATAACTTTAGCGTTTTGAATGATTGAATCATCATAAGTAAAATGAGGACGTATATTCCAATCTTTCGGTAAACATTCAACTCCATTTTCAAAACAGTACTGAGAAAGTAAAAAAACATGGCTAACCATAGTATTTTTTAAACTTAAAAATTCAATTTTATCTAATTGCTCAGACCATCCCGGGGTGTATACTTCTCCACTGATTCTTGGCAATATCCACTCGCGCAAATGATTTGCGCGATTTTGCGATAAAACTAATATAGAAGGTTCCCAAGGTATTGCGGCAGGACTTATATAATATTGAAAGTAAGGATGATGAGGTTGGGTTAAAGCAGTGCTGGAAGCCCCTAAATCAAATAAAGGTAGTTCAGTTGACGGATCGACTATCCACACATCATTATCTAAATAGACAATATAATCATAACCTGAAGAGGGAAAACAAGCATACTGATAACAAGAGTAGTGTCTATCAGTTGTCAAAAACCTAGTATCTATCTCGATATCAGGTTTTTTTGTTACTAATTCATAATCAAAACCATTAGTTACACACCATTTTTGTATTGAACTAATGC